GAGCGCCAGCGTGAACGCCGTTACCTGCTGCGTGGTCGTGATCAGAATCTCGGTGCCATCGGGCGTTGATGTGTTCAACGGCAGCGTGACGGTGCCAGTGGCCAGCGTGCCTGCGGGCTGAATCAGAATCCACTGCTGCTGGCTCACAGGCGTGGGCGCGGCGATGTTGAAGCCGGTGCCAGGCGTGTAGAGGTTCGTCGCCATCGTGGGCGATGCAAACTGCTGCTGGAAGAATGTCAACAGCGCCGACATCGGAAGGCGGCGCGCGTCGCCCGTGTTCGGCGCGTACACCGCGAGCTGATCGCCGGGAGATGCCTGCGACAGCAGCGGCAGTTGATAGATGAGTGCCATGTGTGCCTCGTTGCGCGATGCGCGTCAGTTGAGTTCGAGCGGGCCGTCAGGGCCGACTTGCACCGGGTTGACAGGCGGCCGTAGGAACGGATTGTCATACACGCGCCAGGGCTTGTTGCCAGCGCCTGCCGGCATCGTGCTCGGCATCTGCTGCTCCAGCGGGAACGTGGCACGCTGCAGCAGCGTGTCATAGCCCTGCTTGGCTGTGGCCATCGTCATCGGCATGACCTGCTTGCCGTAGCTCGGCGCCAGGCGGATGCCCAGACTGCAGATGATCGCCTCGTAGGCCGAATCCGGCACGTTGGTCTCTTCGTCGATGCTGCCGTCCTGGGGGCTCGACGGGATGGGATAGCCCAGGCGGATGCCCTTGCCGTTCCAGTCGGCGATCATGGCGTCCAGGCGCCTGCGCGCAGACTCCAGCTGCTCGGGCTGCAGGTCGAACGTGTAGGACGCCAGGCCGATCTCCTCGAAGGCCGCTAGGATGAACTGCCGCTTGGTGTATCCCATCGGTTGCTCCGTCAGATCGGGTTCATGGCTTCGTTGATCTTGGCCATCAGCGTAGCATCAGACCAGCGCTTGTCAGCCTTGATGCCGAGGATTTGTGCCTGCTGCAGCATCTCTTCTCGATTCGGCGGCGCGTCGTCGGCAGGAACAGCGGCGGTCTCTGGCTCGGCAGGCTCTGCGACCGGGATGACGTCATCTGCCATCTTGGCCTGCAGGCGTGCCAGCAGCTTCGAGACAGGCACCTTGCGCATCTGCATGCTGGTCAGGCCGTGCTTGAACGCACGCTCGCCGCACGCCACGATAGCGGCGCGGACGTTGGTGTGGTAGCCCTGCGCCAGCATCTCGGCCAGCTCGTCGGCATCGTTCACCTGGGCGAAGCGATACGCACCGCCAGACGAGTGCCGATGCGGTCCTGGGCTACGGAAGACAAGCGCGGGGAACTGCTGCGTGGTCATTTCTTCTTGGCCGTCTTGGCTGATTCGCGGAAGGCCTCTGCTGTCGGCGCGCCCTTCGCGCCAGGCTTGCGCATGCGCTCAGGCGTCTTGCCCGCTGCCTTCTGGCGCTCGATGCGCTCGCGCTTGGCTGCGATGTTGGCGTACAGGCCAGCAGGCTTCTTCATTTCATGCCCCGTTTGGGCGCTGGGCCGGGACCCTTGCTCGGCTTGCCGGCCTTCTTGGCAGCGGTGCGTGCGGTGTTCAATGCCACAGCCACGGCCTGCTTCTGCGGCATGCCGGCCTTCATCTCCTTGGAGATGTTCTTCGACACGCTGGCTTTCGAGTAACCCTTGGTCAACGGCATGATGTGCTCCAGATGTGAAAACGCGGGCGGCGGCCGGGAACTCCCAACCCTTACCGCCCGCGATGCACTTGATCGCCTTCAGTATCAGATGCGATAGGTGGCGAAGGTGTTGGTCGCCGTCTTGTAGGTGCGGAACCGAGCGCTGGTGCTCACGGCAACGATGGCGGCGCCGTTGATGTTGTTGCCAGCCGCAGCGTTGGTGATCGTCACGGTGTTGGCGCCAGTCGAAAGGTTGACCAGAGCCCAGTCGAAGAAATCACCCACATCGAACTGAGCAGCCAGTTCCATGTCAGCACCGTCCGGCAGCAGCACGGCGATGGTTGCGCCAGTTGCCTGAGTGGTGGTGATGATGCCAGACATCACCTTTGCAGTCGTCAGCGTTGCGGCCGAGTTCTGCGTGGTGGGAGTGCCTTGGTAGTTCGAACCGAACACCACCGGAGCGACGCCGATCTGATACTCCACCGAAGCCGCGCCAGCATTGATGATGAGCGTGGTTTCTGCGGTGTACGGACCGAGCAGCTTGTAACCGGTAAACGTGCTTTCCAGATCGTTCTGCTCCGGGTAGTTCGGGAAGCCGACAACCTTGAAGACGTTGGTCTGGGTGATGCTCAGAAGAGCGATGCTTTCGTTCGCGGGAACGACAACTTCTGCGGTTCCCTGCAACGCGATGACTGAATTGGACATGATGGAAAACTCCTTGTATTGCTGTTGCGAATCGGGCCGGTATTACCCGGCCCGGTGCGTCATCAGGGGGTCTGCCCGAAGAGCAGGATGCCGCTCATCTCGGGTTGCTTGTTCACCACGCCGAACAGGCAGTCGAGGCGGTACTTGGTCTTCATGGTGTTGACGTCGTACTGCTTCTGCATTACCAGCTCGATGCCCTGGTCGGTGGATGCACGCATGACTGCGGCACCAGCGTCAGCAGGCACTGCGTAGCGTCCCGGCAGGAGTTCCAGCGCGTCCTTCTGCCAGAAGCAGTTGATCGGAGCGGCATCCACGTTCAGACGATCCACCGTGGCGGCGGCGCTGGGCGTGACGATGACGTTCTGGTACTGCAACTCGGCGTCCGTGCCACCCTGAGCCGAGATGATCGGCGGGGTGATGACGCAGGTGGTGTTGGTCAGAACCTGAACCACGCGGAAGGTCTTGAGTTCGCCAGTGGACTGCTTGGTGATGTGATGCACAGCCACCACGCCGTCGATGGTAATGGCGTCGCCGGCCAACAGGTTGGCAGTCGAGTTCACCGTCACGGTCTGGAAGCGGTTGTCCACGTTGGCAGACTCGCCGGTAGCGGCCACGCTGGTGGCCACCGGAACCCAGTAGTTTCCGGCAGCGGCCTGGGTATCCATCGTGGGATCTGCACCACCGGCTGCGCGGATGCGGTTGGCGTAGTCAAACTTGTAGGTCTGGAAACCAGCCACAGTGCCGACGAAGCCGCGACGATATGCCTCGTCGCTGATCTGGTTGCCGAACGAGCGCGTCGCCACAGCCAGATTGCCAGCCATGCCGTTGTAGTCGCGACTCGACAGCGCCAGGTAGCGATCAAACATCTGCACGCCCTGCTCGTTCATGATCGTGTCGCACGCAGCCACGTCATCGTAGCTGCCGGCCGAGGCCGTGGTGCGGACCACCAGCGAACCCAGGTTCGCGGCGACGTTCATGACGGCGAGGTTGACGTCAGAGGCCAACTTCTGCTTGGCGGCGTCGCCCAGGCGGCCTTCCTGCAGAGCGTCGCGCAGTTCCAGCGCGTCCATGATCCACGGCACCGACTTCTGGAAGCCGAGCGTGGAAGGAACGGACAACTGCGTGAACTCGGTGAAGTTCAGCGTCTGGTCCATGCCGTTGTAGGACTGCGCGATGTAGGGCTGCGGGCGCCACAGCACGTTGTTGGTGCGCTCCATCATCGTGCCGTCGGTACGGTACACGGAGACGTTGCGAGACAGCACAAGCGCGTCGTTGAAGCCTTCGAGGATGTCCTCGAACGCTACGCGCTCTTCCTTGGAAAAACTATTGGCCATTTGTGGCTCCTGAGAATTGATGAGTGAACGATTGCGGCCTGTGCCGCTCCTGCTTACTCACCCCGTTGGAGCCGGGCGGCCGCTCTTGTTCTGTGCACTGCCCGTGAGGTGGGCGAAACCATGATGCGCGAAATGTAGCATATCAGCCGGCGAGTGCAATACCCGCCGGCCGATGATCAGCGCGCCGATGCCTGCTTGGCTCGCTGCTGGCGGCGGTAGGCAATCACCTTGGTCATGTCGCCCGTGCGCTCTGCGTCAACGCGCAGGCGCTCAAGCACGCTGTCAGTGGTGCCAGAGATCGGCGCATTGCCGACCGGAATGCCGCGCTCTGGAGCGGGCGGCTTGCGGGTAGAGGTGACTTTCAACTGCGACTCCAGTTTTGCGATGGCGAAGGCGAACTTCACCGGGTCAGTGATGGCAGCCAGTTCCTTGGCCTTCTTGGGGTTCTTGCCCAGCGCGTAGACCACCAGCGCCGGGTTCTCGGCGCCCTGCAGCACCACGCCCTGCTGCACCACGTTCAGCGTCTCCTGCACCGTGGACTCGGCATCATCGTAGTCGCGCACCTTGAGATCGGTCTTGGCCTTGGCGTAGCCATCGAGCTTGGCCTGCCAGGTGCGCTGTTGCTCCTCGACCTGCTGCTGCTGCTGGCGCTTGGCGACCTCCACGGCGTCCTTCTGCTTGTACCAGGACTCAAGCGCCGCCTCGTAACGGTCGGTATCGTAGTCGTGGTCTTCGAGCTTCGGCTTCGCGCCGAGCGCCGGAATGGCCGCGCTCTGGGTCTGGGTTGTCTGCTGCTCGCGGACCTCGTACTCGCGCACTTTGCGCTGCAGCTCGCGGTGAGACCGTCGCAGGTCGCGCACCCACTCTGGTGCTCTCTCGGCCTCTGGCTCGGGTTCTGTCAGCGTCTGGCCGCCGAGCGTGATCTTCAGCTCCTGCTCGCCTTCGGCTTCTTCTGCTGGTTCTGGCGTCTCTGGCTCTGCTGCCCGCGTATCCTGGGCCTCTAGTTCGTCGAGTGCAGGTGTCTCGCTGGAGCCGTCAGGCTGGGTGACTTCAATCTCTACTGGCATGGTTCTCTTTCACACTCGCACGTTTTCGGCCGTGCGGTTGCCGTTGCCGGAACTCCCGGCTCATCACATCGCAATGCCAAGCGCTCCAAGGATCAGCTTTGCCTCATATTGATGCAGCGCCATCATGGCGTTTACCATCTCTTCATCTTCGCGCAGTATCTCGCTGAGTTCAGCGGCTGCAGCCTCAAGATCACGGTCACGCTCGGCGGTCAGTGCGCGTGATTGCTGCGCGGCCTCCAGTTTGGCCAGCTCGCGGCGTAGGCTTTGAACCTGGTCCAGCTCGCCCGTGTAGTCGGCCAGTTTGCGTGCAATGCGCCTGGCCTGCGGTTGCTCGGACTCATCCAGCGTTTGAGCGATGTCCTTGAGCCGCTGCCGCTGCTCGAAATCAATCAGGCTCTGTTCGAGTTGTGCCCGCTCGTTGGCCCATCCGCGCCTGGGGTCACGATTGCGGTTGCGGTCACGGTTGTGCACCACGGCCTGGGCGTTGCTTGAACCGCCTCCACCGCCGCCGATTGGTGGATCAACCGGGTCTGCTTCTCCAACAATGATCGACTGTGGACCGACCAACTCACCAAATGTGTCATGCGTGACAGCGGCAGCCTGGCGCGAGGCGCTGCCAACAACAGCCGCCTGTTGCCCCGCTAGAACACCCGACGTTGCAAAGGCCCGTGTGCGGGCTGCACTGCCCGTCAGCGTGGTGCTCTGACCTGCGAGCGTGCCCGAAGTGGCATGCGGAACGTTGTGCCGTGCTGTTCCGGCCAGTGCCGAGCCTTGGCCCGACAGAAGACCACTGGTGGGGTGCGCGCGGAATCGCGTGGCCGCCCCGGCCAGCGACGTGCCCTGACCGGTCAACGTGCCGGTGGTTGCATGGGTGACAGGGGCGCCTACACGTGCTGCGCTGCCGGTGAGCGTGGAGCCCGGGCCGGTGAGCGCGCCCGTCGTGGCGTGCGTGACAGGCCCGGTGGCGGTGCCGAAGAAGACTGTCTCGGCTACCGCGCCCGCAGCCTTGCCCTGCGCCGCAGGCGGCGTGATGCCGTTGCGCCTACGGTAGTTGCCCCGGTCAATGCCTTGGCCGAGGTTGGGCGCGGCCATGACTTACCCGTTGGCGATGGTCAGCATCAGTTCAGGCAGGCCGCTCGAT